GATGGATCGCGAGGAAGTGGAGGAGCGCAAGAAGGCCATCTCCCAATGGCTCGATCCCTTCACTGACGCCATCCAGACGATGGTCAACGGCCTACTGCAGGGCACCCAGAGCGTGGCCGACATCATGCGCAACGCGCTGCGCAACCTTGTCGCGCAGAGCATTTCGACGCTCATCAAGCTTGCTGCGGATGAGGTTAAGTTGTGGCTGGTCAAGGAAAGCCTCAAAACTCAAGCGGCCGTGACCGGCGCGGCGGTGCGGACAACCGCCGAGGCCGGCGCGGCCACGGCCTCGAGCGGGTTCGCGATCGGCTCCGCGATCACCACCATCGGCGCCAAGGACTGGGAGGCGGCGTCGAGCGTCTATGCCTCGGTGGCCCAGATTCCCTTCGTCGGCTGGATCCTCGCCCCGATCATGGCCCTGGCCGCCGCCGGCACGGTGCTGGGTTTCATCAGCAAGATCGCCTCGGCGGCCGGCGGCTTCGACGTGCCGAAGGGCATCAACCCGGTGACCCAGCTCCACGGCGGCGAGATGGTGCTGCCCGAGACCCTCGCCGACAGGTTCAGGGCCATGACCGACTCGGGCGGTGGAGGCGGCGTGCACGCTCATTTCCACGGCGCGGTGTTCGATGCGCGCGGCATGGAGCGCTTGTTTCGCAACAACCCCGGCCTCATCGAGTCCGCGCTGCGCAAGATCGACAAAAATACGCGGAGCTAGCGTTGAGGATCATCAAGCCGGAGTGGGGGAGGACGAGGGGGCGTAGCCTCCTTGTACCGTAATGTCCAACGCCGTGCTGCCCGTCACGGCGGGCTTCAAGCTCGTCCTGGACAAAACCCCGAACTGGGGCACCTCGATATCGCGGTCCCGCTCGGGGATTCGATACACGGTCCAGCAGCAGCTCTACCCGAACTGGCAGATCGCGCTTTCGGTCGAGGTGCTGCGCGACCAGGCCGGCATCGAGGAGGCGCGCAACCTGCTCGGGTTTTTCAATCAGCGGGGCGGGCCGTTCGACACTTTTCTTTATACCGACCCGGACGATTTCTCGGTCACCGATCACCAGTTCGGCATCCGCGACGGCGTCGCCACGCAGTTCCAGCTTTTGCGGACCTACGGCGGATTCGCGGAGCCAGTGCAGAACGTCAACGCGCTCACCAACATCAAAAGCAACGGTGTCACGCTTGCCAACCCGGCCGACTACACCATCAGCTCGACCGGCCTCGTGACGCTGACGGCGCCGGGCACCAACGGGCACGTCCTCACCTGGACCGGCACCTACTACTGGCGGGCCGCATTCGAGGAAAGCAAGCTCACTTTTGGAAAGATGTTCCAGAGTCTGTGGGAGATCAAGAAGCTGCCGCTCGTCGGCTCGGTGATGAACAAGGAAGGCATCGCGTGAAATCAGCCAGTGCCGGCCTGATCGCCCACCTCAACGCCGGGCGCGCCTTCAAGCGCGCGGAGCTGTGGACGTTCACGCTGGCGGGCGGCGCGGTCGCGCGCTTTACCCCGCTCGACCGCGACGTGAAGGTCGGCGCGGATACGTGGTCCGCGAACGGGCCGAACCTCGAACGCCCGGCGTCCACGCTTGCCGCCGGCTTGGACGTGGACACTTTCACGGTCACGGTCCGTCCCCGCATCACAGATCTGATCGCCGGCCTGACCTGGCCGGTCGCCGCGCGCCTCGGTCTGCTGCGCTTCAGCCGCCTGCTGATCGAGCGCGTCTATATGCCGGACTGGGGTGACGTGTCCCTGGGCAAGCTTTACATCATGGGCGGGTGGATGGGCAAGGTATCGGGGCCGCCCACCGCGATCGAAATCGAGATCAACTCCGACCTCGAGCGGTTGAACGTCAAGCAGCCGCTCGACGTCTTCCAGCCGCAGTGCCGCCACACCCTGTTCGACGCCGGCTGCGGGCTCAGCAAGGCCGCCTTCAAGATCTCCGGGACCGTCACCTCCGGCAGCACGGTGTCGCAGGTCAATAGCGCTCTGGGACAGCCCGCGGACTGGTTCGCGCTGGGCCAGATCGTATTCACCAGCGGCGCGCTCGCCGGCGTCTCGCGCGTCGTCAAGAGCTACGCGGGCGGCGCGTTCCAGGTGATCCCGCCGCTGCCCTCGGCGCCGGTCGCGGGCGCCGGCTTCGACGCCTTCCCCGGCTGCGACAAGCTGCAGGCGACGTGCACGTCCAAGTTCAGCAACCTCGTCAATTTTGGCGCCGAGCCGTACACGCCGGCGCCGGAGACTGCGGCGTGAACATCTCCGCTCCTCACGCCTCACGCCTCACGCCTCACGAGCTTCGTCAGGCGATCGTCGGCGAGGCCATGAGCTGGCTCGGCACGCCCTGGCACCACCGTGCCCGGGTTCGGGGCGCGGGCGTGGACTGCGCGCAGTTCCTCGTCGGCGTTTTTTCAGCGCCCACCGTCGCCCAGGTCCCGCCGCTGGATCTCGGCTACTACGCGCCGGACTGGCACCTCCACCAGGACCGCCCGCGCTTCCTGCTGCGGCTCGCTGAATATGCGGAGCCGCTGCCGGCAGGGGAGTCCGGGCTGCCGGGCGATATCGCCATGTTCCAGTACGGCCGCCACGCGGCGCACGGCAGCATCGTGATCGGGTGGCCGCTGATCGTGCATGCGTTCGTCAAGGATCGCCGGGTGACGACCTCCGATGCAGCCCGCGACGCGGACCTGGCGCAGCGCTTCGCCGGCTTCTGGCGCCTGAAAGCGTTGTCTCCTCACGCCTCACGCCTCACGCCTCACGAGGCTTCGGCGTGAGCGGCCTCTTCGGTGGTGGGAAGCAACCGAGCGCCGTCAGCAACACGGCGCCGATCGTCGCCTCGCTCCGGGTGCAGACCTCAGCCCTGGGCCGCGGCATCCCGATCGGCTTTGGCATGGCGCGGGTAGCGGGCAACGTGATCTGGTACGGCGACCTGACGCCGATCGCGCATTCGGAAGCGGTGGCGGGCGGTTCGGGCGGAAAGGGCGGCGGAGGCGGATCACCTCCCGACCGCATCTTCTACACCTACACGGCGGCGATACTGCTGGCGCTCGGCCGCGGCCCGATCGCGGGCGTCTCCCGCGTGTGGAAAGACAAGGAGAAGACCTCGCTCGCCGCGCTCGGCCTCTCGCTCTACACGGGCGACGGCGTGCAGACGGCGTTTCCGCACCTCACCACCAATCATCCGGCCGAGGCGCTCGCGTATCGTCGGCTCGCCTACGTGGCGTCGGCCGCGCTCGACCTGGGCGAGGACACGCGCCTCGGCAACTACAACTTCGAGGTGTCGTCGCCGCCGCAGCGTGGCTCCACCAGCCAGGTTGGCAAGACTTTCACGACCGGCACGTTGTCCACGGACACGCTGACCTTCGCGGCCCATGGGTTCAACCAGAACGACGCCGTGACGGCCAGCAGCAGTGGCACGCTGCCGCCCCCGCTCGCGCCCTTGACGACCTACTTCGTGGTCAGCCCGACCGCGAATGGATTGAAGCTCGCCGCGACGCAGAACGGCGCGCCCATCGTCATCACCGGCTCCGGCAGCGGCGCCCATCTGTTAGCTGAAGTTGTATTTGAAGAAAACATGCAGGTTGCGGATTTCTTCACCGTAAATCTCTTTACTGTTCAGTTCAACTCTACCGCGCACGGATACGCGCCGAACACCATCGGCAGGGTGTCGTCGAGCGGCACGCTGCCGGCGGGTCCGGGCGGACTTGCGGCGGGCGTCGACTATTACGTGATCGAGCCGACGACGAACAACTTCAAGCTCTCCGCGATCCCCGGTGGCGAGCCGATCGCGGTCTTCTCCGCCGGCAGCGGCACGCACACGGTCATACGCTGGGTCCCGGACGCGGACCCGAAAGACGTGGTGGAGCAGTTGCTTCTCCGCGCCGGCGTGGACGCGTCCCGTATCGGCGATCTCTCCGCGTTCAGCAACTACTGCGTCGCCAACGGCATCTTCGTCTCAGCGGTTTACACCGAGCCGACGCCGACCTTCGATCTCATCCGCGACCTCGCCGCCATCGGCAACTCGGAGGTGGTGCCGTCCGAGGACAAGATCAAGATCGTGCCGTATTCCGACGCCGCGGCGACGGGAAACGGCGTGACCTATACGCCGGACAACACCCCGATCTTCGAGTTCAACGACGACCACTTCCTGGCGGAAGGCGACGAGTGCCCGGTCGAGATCGACGACGGGGAGCCGGCGGACGCGTGGAACGTCGTCAAGGTCAAGTACTACAACCGCGAGCGCGACTACAACGAGGACGTCGCGGAGGCGCAGGACGACGACCACATCGCGCTCTTCGGCCGGCGCCCGATGCCGGAACCGGTCGCGCTCTACGGCATCGTGGACCCGGCCGTGGCGCGCTTCGTCGCCCAGGTCATTCTGCAGAACAAGCTCTATTTCCACTGCGGCTACCGCTTCCGCCTGCCGCCGGGCAAGGCCGAGCTGCTGGAGCCGATGGACCTGATCACCATCACCGACGCGCGGCTCGGCCTCTCCGCGTTTCCGGTGCGCATCATGAAGATCGAGGAGATCGAGGGGGACAGGCAGGAAGGCTTCACCTTCCGCGTCCGGGAGTTCCCCGCCGGCGTGGCCTCGCCGGTGCTGTACCCCGCGCAGCTCGGAGCGGGCTTCACGGCGGACTTCAACGTCGCGCCCGGCGACACCAACGCGCCGGTGATCCTCGATGCGCCGGGGGCGCTCACCGTCGGCGGCTTCGAGCTCTGGATCGCGGCATCCGGCGGCCCGAACTGGGGCGGCGCCCAGATCTGGGTGGCGACCGATTCCGGCGGCCCGTTCAAACAGGTCGGCTCCATCTTCGGCCGCTCGCGGCACGGCGTGCTCTCCGCGACGTTTCCGTCGGGATCGGACCCCGACACCGTCAATACGGCGGCGGTGGACCTGACTGTTTCGCGCGGCTCGCTCACCGGCGGCACGCAGGCGGATGCCGACGAGGAGTCCACGCTTTCAGTCGTGGACGGCGAGTTGATTTCGTTCGAGGACGCGACGCTGACGGCGCAATACCAGTACGACCTTGAGACCTACCTGCGCCGTGGACTTCATGGCACGCCGGTCGGAGCGCACAGCGCGGGTGCTCCGTTCGTGCGGCTCGACCAGGCGCTCGGGCGCACCGTCTACGAGGCGGCGCAGGTCGGCACGCCGATCTTCATCAAGCTGCCGGCGTTCAACTCGTTCGGCGCCGCGCCGCAGGACCTGTCCGCGGTGTCCGCGTTTACCCACACCATCCAGGGCTCGATCGGCCGGCCGGAGAATGTCACCGGCTACTCGGCGAGCCAGAACGGCGCGGTCGCCGTGTTCCAGTGGCAGCAGGTGGTCCGCGATCTGCATCACCTGAAGGGATACGAGCTGCGCTACCTGCCGAAGCTCGCCCAGGCGGCAACCGAGGCGGACTGGCTGAACGCGACGCCATTGACGCGCGTTACCCGCGGCACGCAGATCACCACCGCGAAACTGCCGCCGGGCAACTGGACCACGTTCATCAAGGCCGCGGACTACAGCGAGAAGCAGTCCGTGATCGCGGCGACCTACGACGTCGAGATGGTGAGCACCTTCGACCTCATCCAGCAGGCGGAAGAGCCGCAGGACTGGCTCGGGATCAAGACCAATTTCCTCAAGCACTGGACCAACGTGCTGGTGCCGGACAGCACCAGGGCCGCGGACGAGCTCACCAACGCGGAGCTGTTCGAGCAGTTCGTGCCGTACCCGTTTGCGGTGTGCGAATACGAGACGCCCGAGATCGATCTCACCGTGGACGGCGACACGCGGATCTGGGCGGACATGCAATCCGCGCTCGGCCGTGGCCGCACCGGGCTCGCGGACCCGCAGCTCGAGATCGACCACAAGCTCTCCGCCGGCGCCTACGACGGCTTCGAGCCGTGGACCATCGGCAACGTCAACGCCCGTTTCGTCAAGGGCAAGCTGGTGCTGACCACTGACGACGGCGTGTGCTTCATCTCGAGCTTCAAGCTCGTCGCGGATGCGGAGGAGCGGGTGGAGGAAGGGCAGGTTGTCCTCGCTGCCGGGGGCAGCATCGTGGTTTTCGCGCAGCCCTTCCGCAAGCTGCCGTCCGTCGCCCTCTTCAATACCGATGCGGCCGCGCGGATCACCACGGTGGAAGACGTGACGACCACGCAATTTGAAGGGCATTCGTGGAATACGTCGAACAGTGACGTCGGTGGCAATGCCCGCTACGAAGCTACCGGCGCCTGATCACTTAATCACTCAATCACCTAATCACTTAATCACTTAATCACTGAATCACATGCCTGTAGCGACCCCCCTCCAGCCCGACTACAACACCCAGAGCGGCACCGCCTACCCGCTCGCGATCGACGCGTCGATCGCCGCGGCCAAACGCCTGGCGTGGGCATTCACGCCGCACGAGCAGTCCACTCCGAACATGACGGTCCGGCTGGAGGCCGGGTTCGTCCTCAGCTCCGCCCTGGCGCTCACCGAGGTCGCGGCGCAATCGACCGGCACCATCACCGCGCCCGCCGGCAATCCGCGCATCGACCGCATCGTCATCGACCGCCTGACCGGCGCCGTGTCGGTCGTCACCGGCACGCCCGCCGGCAGCCCGACCCCGCCGGCGATCCCCTCCGGCAAGCGCCCGGTGGCCCAGGTGCTGCTGCAGACCAGCAGCACGGCTATCACCAACAGCATGCTCACCGATGAGCGCACGCACGCAATGCAGGCGTGGATTCCTGGCGAGACGCTGGTGAACGACGTGTTGCTCGAAAAGGCAACGCCGTCGCACGTGGTGCGGAGCACATCTGGAGCTGCTTTCTCAATCATCGACGCCGCGAGTGGTTCAACGGGACGGCATCTGTTCAAAGAAAATAACGTCTTGATGTGGCAGTGGTTGTTTGATGGGGCCACCGACAACCTGAACTTGTTTCGCGGTGCCGCCGAAACACTGAATCTGGCCATTCAACAGTCCGACGGTGAGGCGCGCTTCGAGAACTCAGTTCGTGCTGGTCTGACTTCTGGTGTCTTGCAACATCCTGATGGGACCGCCGCTCTCCCGGGATTGCGAGTGGGGACGGACTCAGGTACTGGCATTTCTTCCAACAACGATAATACCTGGCGGGTGTCCACCGCTGGCACTCAAAGGTTAATGATTGGCGGCACCGGCACCATGACGGTTGCGGGTCTTATCGATCTCCTCGCCGGCCAGATCAAATTCCCCGCCACGCAGAACCCCTCCTCCGATGCGAACACGCTGGATGATTACGAGGAGGGGACGTGGACGCCGAGCGTGGG